TCAACAGCTTCATCGACACCGCCCATCACAACAAAATCCCCGATGCGTACATCTGTATCAACATCGGGAAAATATATTGCAGCGCTGTCTGCATTTTCAGCTCCGTATTTTTTGACCTCCTGCGCATATACGTCCTGCCACATTACCGCAGGAACGTATAAATAAACAGGATCCTCGCCGTCCGCAAGGCGTATCACGGTACAGTCGGTATTGGTCGTCATATCCATTTCACCGCCTTGAGCACATCGGG